ACGACCTTCGCCGTGAAGGAGCGCGTACCCTCGCCGCTGATGTCGGCCTCCTCCTCGTCCGACATCACCCAGATGAACGGCGCCTCGTCCTCTGACGCGAGCTTCTGCGCGTATCCGCCGACGATGACGTTGAATGGACGGCCGAAGTTCGACTTCGCGAGAGAATTGATCGTCGCGTCGTTTGAGAACTGCCGTCCGATGTTCAAGAGGACATCCGAAACCTTGACCCGTTCGCTCATGATGCCTTCCTCATTTCCTTAGCTATCTGATGCGCGAGCGTCTTCTTTACGTAGCCGTCGATCCACTTCTGGAGATTTTCATGGACGTGACGCTCGAACGGCACGATGAGCTGACGCTCCTTGTGGACGTAGGCCGACGGCAGGGTTTCCGTCGCGAGAACCTTGTGCCAGTAGTGGCGATTGTTCGCGACCGTGAAAGGATCCGTGCTGTTGCCTTTGCCGATCTGGAAATTGAGCGCCGATTCTGTCATCTGCTCAAGCCAGCCGATGCGAACCTTCGGACGAGCTGAAGAGAAGGGTGTCAAGGCGTCATAACGGAAGACGTGATCGTCCGCGAGCCTTCCGCCCATGCGTCCATTCTTGCCGGTAGCCGAGCGGAGATCCTTCGTAAACTGCTCGTAGTCGGCGAACTTCTGCACGCCGTAGACGCCGCCGCCCTGCCGCATGGCCTTTTTCATCTGTCCGAGGATTGTCTTCATCTGCGTCTTGAATGCGCGGGCGCGGATGGCAGGCATCTGGTCGCGGAGGCGACGCGCCCGGCGTTCGATCTCCTTCGTCGAAATGCGGATCTCGACACCACATTTGATGGTGTTCCGATAGCCGCTTCCGTCGGCGAGCGCTTTGGTGGATCCGTAGCCCATGATTTCAGACAGATACAGACATTGACTGTGAGGACGTTACGGAGATGATCCACTCGCCGTCCTCCTTGATGACATTCTGCACTGTAAGAAGCTCCTTCGCTCCCTCCGTCCGCTGAAGCGTATCACCCATCACCATCGACGCGGCGATCGTCTCAGTCACCGGCATCGTCACCGACCAGGTGTCAGAATACCGCTTGATAACGCCCTGCATCGACGAATACGCCTCGATCTCCTTCCGGCCGTGGAAGACGCAAGCGCGAACGGTCTTCGACAGCTTCGGAGATTTCCGCTGCTGCCAGATGAGCGTCTCGAAGAACGGCTCGAAGGCGTCAGGACTATCGAAGATTTCAGACATTCAGAGTTGAAAGGTGGAAATGTGGAAAGGTGGAAAAGTGGAGTGGTGGAATGGTGGAATGGTGGAGTGGTTTACTCGAAGATGAGGCGGATCCAGCCGCCGGATGCGGAGCCGGTGTAGATGAACCTTTCGCCGGGCGCGACGTACTGCGGCGTCTGGAGCGTCTGCTTGTAGAGGCAGGACGTAGCGGAACCGCTGACGACGTCGTTCGTGACGGCGACCGTCTCTTTGAAGACAGGCCAGGAGCGCGTCGTCGTCTTCGGATGCACGTTCGTGGTGACGCCGATCACGTCGTCACGGAGACGCCAGGCGAGATTCTGCCAGAGGTTCGTCGCGACGACGTGAGACGTTCGGTTCGACGTGACGACGGTCCAGTCGAAGTTCGTGACGGTCGTCGAATAGACGGCGTTCGTGTTGACGTCGGCCGAGTAGATGCTCTTGAGGATGATCGTGCCGTTCGTCGGCGCGAAGGCCTCGACAGCGGTCAGCTTGCCGCCAACGGACGTTGTGAAGGTGTCGCCGGTCTTCGGGGAGAAGGGCGCGATGACGGCAGCCGAACAGGCGAACGCCGCGAGAGAGACGAGAGTGAGCAGTTTGGTTTTCATGACGTTATTTCCTTTCCGGGACCATCCCGAAAGCGAAGCAAGCGGAAGGTGGTGGCCGTTTGCCGCGCTTTCGGGACGGGACGGCCGAAGCCGTCCGCGTCCACGATTCGTCAGGCCGTGACGATGGCGTAGTAGCCGGGAGCGCCGTTCGAGTTCTGCTTCGTGAGCGCCGCGCCGAAGAGGCAGTCGACGTTCCAGAAGGTCTCGCCGGCGTTCGCATCGACGACAACGCGGGAGCCCATGACGAGGCCCGTGTTCTCGTCCGTGATCGAGCCGGACTCGAGGAGGTTGCCGCCCGCCTTGAGAGGCTTGAAGAGACGCGCCGCAACAGCGATCGCCGAGCTCGGCACGATGTAGCCGTAGGCGTTGGAGGTCGTCGAGAGGTTTGCGGACGGGAGGACAGCCTTCCAGCCGAGGAACTGGCCGATCTGCGCGGACGCGAGAGCCGCGCCGCCGTCGCCCTTGACGTTCGCCGGGAGGACGTTCAGGAGTGCCGCGTAGGCGCTGGGCGTCAGGAGGAGGACGCAGTCAGCCGGGCTGAACGCCTTCTTGTTCTCGAACGCCGCCCAGATCTCGGTGAAGTGCGCAAGCGTGGAGTAGCTCGCCTGGACGATGCTCGCCTCGGCGTTCTCCACCGTCGGGAGCGCCATGATCGCGGAGACGATGTCGCCGGCGATCGCACGGCCGGCAGCCGGGCCGAACTTCGACCAGCAGGGATCGAGCTCGTTCTCGAGCGCGTCGCCGTCGCCGATGCAGAAGGTCGACTTCTTATGCGTCGAGAGCTGTACGGTCGCCGGCTTGATCGTGTTCGTGCCGTGGGCGAAGCCCGCGCCGTTGGCCGGGTCGAAGTTCTCAGTAGAAGCCGAGATGACGTTGACCGCGACAGCCGAGCACTTCTTCGCGAAGTCGGCCGAGAAGTCGGTCGTGAACAGCTGGATCGTCTCAAGCTGCGGCTTGAGGGCGATCAGCACCTTGTCGGAAGCGGCCTTGAGGCCCTGCGACGTAACGGAAGTAGCCATTTTGTGGTTCCTTTCAGATTGTGGATTACTTGATCTTTCCGGCCTTCTTCAGGTTACGGAGGTTTTCTCGCTCTTCGGGCGTCTTCGCCGCGGCCATCATGTCCGCGTAAGAGCTGCCTTCGGAAGCGGTGAGCACGCCACCGGTCAGGAGGTCGCGAGTCTTCTTCATGTGCTCAAGCTGCTCACGGTTGTCCGCGAGGTCCTTCGCACTCTTTTCAAGGTCCGCCTTGAGACCGCTCACGGCGCCGATGAGGTCCGCGAGATTCTCATAGCCGGATTCCTTGACCTGATCTTCAAATTGACTGAGTGCCGCGACGGACTTCTCGGCCGTCTCGGTGACGCCGGCGAGTTGCGCCTTGATGCCGACCATCTCTTCTCGAAGCTGATCGCGCTCCTTGACGACGGCACCGTGATCGACCGTCTCGACCGCGGCACTTTCGACCTTCGCCTGGAGATCCTCGACCTTCGCCTGAAGCTCGTTGATCTTCTTCGACGCGCCCTTGTAGCGGGCTTCCCAGTCGGCAGCCGCGTCGGAGGGGGCAGATGGAGCCGCAGAGGGAGCGGGGGAGGCGTTCTTCGCCGCCTGACGAGCCGCCTCGATCTCGGCCTTGCCTTCGTCAGTGAGCTCCTTCGAGGTGAGGAACTTCGCCGCGCCCTCGGGCATCTTCTCGAACTTCTTGCCGACGATGGAGGCAGCCGCCCGGACGTCAGAGGCGATGACGGTGCAATCGAGACCGTGCTCGAGGCATTCGTTGCCGGTGTACCAGGTCTCTTCGCTCATGAGCGCGGAGATCTCCTCTTCGGTGCACTTCTTGAACTTGCCGCGATAGAATGACATGATGATAGACTTCATCTGATCGAGGACACCCGCCTGCTTGCGCATCTCGTCCGCGTCACCCTCGGCGTAGCCCCATGGATTGTGGATCATCATGAAGGACGCCTCCTCCATCTCGATTGCGTCACAGGCGCAAGCGACGACGGACGCCATCGACGCGGCGAGGCCTGTCACGTGGGCGACGATCTTCGCCTTGCAGTTCTTGACGGCGTTCGCCATCTCAACGCCCTGGACGACGTAGCCGCCGGGCGAGTTGATCTCGATCTCGGCCTCTTCGCCCTCATGGAGAGAGTCCAGCCACTCGCGCAGGGAACGCGGAGAGCAGTAGTCTCCCCAATTCCCATGATAGTCGTAATCGGTGATTTCACCGAATAGACAGTATTTCTTTCTTGCCATTACCTTTGACCTTCCTCACCGTCTTCGGTGGTTGTTTCAATGACTCCCCCGCTGACAGTTTGCAGGGCGAGGTGCGGGATGCCGTTCGCCTTGAAAAACTCAATCTCATCAGCAAACGCGAGCGCCTTGCGCTTCCAGTCCGGTCCCCATTTCTCGCGGTAGAGGATCGTGCCGTTCTTGAGTCCAGAATTGAGCGCGTTCTGCTCCTTAACCGGGTCGAGCGAACGGTTGATCGGACGCTGCCACTTGACGCACGTTCGACGCCAGTCGGCCGGCAGTCGGTCGTCCGTCGGGATCACGCCGTGACGCTGGGCCCAGCGCGACCACTGGACCATCACCCAGTCGAGGACGCCCTTTTCGAGCTTATGGAACTCGTCGTCGAACTCGATCTGCGCGAGCACCATCTCGGCCTGTGAAGCCGAATAGGAGCTGTCCGCCTTGCCGGTCGAATGGATGGATCCGAGCCCGAGAGAGAAGCCGACGCCGCGATGGAGCCAATTCGAGAACTCGACGAGCTTGTCGTTCGGATGCTTTGTGTCTAAGAGTTCCATCTTCACGCCTGGCGGGAGGACGTCATAGATGACGCCGGCGCCCTCGATCTCGTCCACGTCGAGAGAGATCTGCTCGGCCTCAGCGGCAGCTTCCGCAGCAGCTTGGTCCGCGAGATTGCCGATGTCCACCGGCGAGGTGGCGTCCGGATCAAGCTCGCCGTCGATCTGCGCCTCGTTCTGCTCGTTCTCCTGGAGGATCTGTCCGATCTTCTGTGCGCCGTTCTTGGCGGCCTGCACCTCGAAGCCCTGGAGGTCGGTGAGGTCCGAGACCGTGCCGAGACCCGGCCAGAGACGGGAACTGCCGCGCATCTGGTTGAAGCGACCGACGCCGCGGAAGATCGTGAAAGGGCAGTCCTTCCAGCGCAGTCCCTCCGGCTTCAGGAGCGGCCACGCGGCGAGACGTCCGTCAGGATCGTTCGCCTGGTATTCGCTCTGGCCACGCTGCGACCACGAGACGACGACGCCGACGGTCTTGCCGTTCGCGTTCTTGACGATTCCCTGATACTGCTTGAAGCCCGGATAGAGCTTTTCAAATCCGGAAAGGTTTCCGATGCAGTCAGGCTCGAACGCGATCACCTGACCTGACGAGGCAGCCGTCACGTCATCGTCGAAGACGAGGACGACGTCGCCGCCGAGCATCTGGGTGCGGAGGGCGAGCTTCAGGATGTCCTGAAGATCGAGGTCGTCGAAGTATTCCGCCTCCTGTGCCCAATTCGCGAAGGCATGCGCGATCGTCTCCTGTGCCGCGGAGTATTCCTGCGGGAACTCGAAGACGGCCTTGCCACCGTTCACGCCGACCACGTTGATCTCCAGCTGATGAAGGATTCCCTCTAAGCGTTCGGAGTTGCGTGCTGCGTTACGGGCGAGAGAGACGAGCTTGTTGCGCTCGGAGATCGTCAGCTGACCGACTTCGCCTTCTGTCTCGGCAGAGATGCGCGGACGGTTCTTCGTGTCCGGACCATGCACGGTGCGATATCCTCCGCGCCCGAAATAGCCCATCTTGCGAAGACCGCCTACGAGCGTCGCGGCGATGCGCTTGCGCTCGGCGAAGGGCAGGGACGCGAACTTTGCGCGAGGCGTGAAGCCGGGGGCCGGCTGGACGGCCTTCGTTGCTTTAGCAGTTGACTTTGTCCGCTTCGTGGCCATGCTTACCCCCTGACGGTCATGACGTGACGGATGCCGGTAGACGGAACGCCAGCGAGACGCCTCTGGATCTGCGAGACGCGAGACGTGTAATCCATGCGGACCTCATAGAGCTTGCTGACATCCAGCTTCGTGTAGCTCTTCGAGCCGCCGCCGGCAGAGATTGAAGCCGACGCCGTACCCTTGACGGCGATGTCGTGAATGACGCGGTCGATCTCGGTTATCCAAAAGATCAGCTGCGCCTTGTTCTTCAAAAGATTCTGTCTTGCTATGTCGGTCATCACGCGTCTATATTAGCACGAAAAAAAGCGAGATTTTCATCCCGCTATGAAATAGTACCCCATTGGGGCGCGATTTTGAAAAATAGTGCCCTAATCGGGTGCTGAATGGGAGACGTTCGGAATCGGCGCGAGCATCTTCGTAACGTTTCGGTAGATGATCGTCTCCTTCGCACCGCACCTACAGCAGCGCGAATACTGT